AACCAAATCGGGCGGCTCGATGCCGAGCTGACCCAGAACGATGTCCAACGGAGCGGTGCTGACCACTTGCTGGTCCTCCGGCTTGATGTGGAAGTTGAATGGACAATCCCACATCACCCGGTCTCCCAGATTCTCCAGCAGCCGCTCATACAGATCCTCCGGCGCGATGAATCGCGTCACCGGGTCGAGGTTCCAGATGCTCCGATTGTTGGCGAGAATCCCGCCCAGACACTTCGCTGAGTATTGGTTGGCGAGACGGATGCCCGGCTCAACAAACCCGGCCCGGTCAAAAGACCAGATGCCCTTGCGGACGGTGACCGGGTTGAAGTCAATCCCGGTCACTCTCGATACCTCCTGTGTGCGGAAACGGAGCAGCGCTTTGTGCATTGCTCCGGGTTGCGGTCTTGCTTCTTGGATCGGACCGGGGAAGATGTGCCCGGCGATCAATCCGGCTAGGCCAGCGCCAACAATCATGGCTCCACCTCCTGCACCGTTAGCCAGCCGATGCGAACAAGAGCCGCAACTTTGCCCCGGAGCGAATACCCGAAGTGCTGTTCCAGCTGAGTGATAGACGCAGTGCCGCCGAGGTCGATGACTTTGTCAACGATGGCTCGGCGTTCACTGTTCGCTTGTAAGCGAGAGCGGGCCGTTGGCCCGCTGACGCTTACTCTGGTCTCGCCTTTGTAGATCGGCGTCCTGCCCATTGCGACCTCCTAGCGTTCGAATGCCTGCCAGGTTTTGCCGTGGCGCTTGATCTTCTTCGAGCAATCGGCCTTGAGGAGCATCCGGAATTCCCGGTGGTCCTTCATGTCGATGTCGAACTCCCGGTATGCGGCCTGAAGGCTGGGGAACTCTTTGCCCGCGACCTTGACGCCGTGGCGCTGTGACCGGCGCTTGCGTACGTCCGGGTCCGCCCAGGATTTTGCGACGCCTGCTGAGAGCGCGGAATTGTCGCCGTTGCCGTCGGGAACCGGGACGGCTTCGCCGTCAAACTCGGGAACGTCGGCCAGGATCTCCGCCGTGCGCTCGATGGCGATCGGCTTGTTGGCGAACTTCTTGATGGTCTTGACGTCTTTGCCGGAATTGGCGTTGTAGATTGCCGTGAGCTGAGGGACGGTGAGCTTGTCGATCTGCTCCGCGAAACTGTTGGCGGGCTTGCAAGCCGCTTCCAAAAGTTCCTGGCTCGGCTTCTTGGCGAAGTGCGATGAAACTTTGTTGGTCTTCGTGCTGAAAACGATGATGGTTTTGCCGTTCATTTCTTTCTCCTTGCGGGTTGTCGCGCCGAATTTGACGCAGGGTAAAATGTGGAATTCGCTTCTGTAGCCTTCCCACGTGCCAAAGACCTCATCGCCTTCGTTCTCTGCGATGATGTCCTCGTAGATTAATTCGATGACTTCGCGCTCGGTGGCGAGGTCGGCTGTGTATGAGTCTGACGTTTCTGACGCGCTGTAGCGTCTGTGAATGTCGGCGCAGTTCGCGTCGTGAACGTGGAAAGTGCCTTTGCTCTGATCGCGGAGGTTGGGGCCGATTACTGTCAATTTGGTCATTTCATTTTCCTTGCTGGTGTTGGTGTTTTCTCGATTCGCTTCTATTGTGCCTGAATAAGAATCAAAAGGGAAGCCTTTTCGAAAATAAATTTCACGCCTCTTATACGTGGACCACGTGCGGGTGGCCATCCTCGAAAGCCTCCAGCGCGTGATCGCGAGGAGGTGCCAACGGCTCATCGGTCTCGGACGGCAAAATGAAGGAGATCCGCACCGGGCCTTCGGCGTCGTAGTAGAGCCGGTCGATGTATCGGTTGACGGCCACCGGGATCGCCGGGAGGATCTTGTACTGCTCCCAAGAGGCACAGTCACAATCCATCTGCCAGATGTGGAGGGCCACCTGGCCATCTTCGGTGTTCTCTTGGATCCGGTCCACGAGGCGGGCGCGGCGAGCGATGTTGCTGGTGTCGCTCCGGTCGGAGTTCCGGATGGCGCGGCTGATTGCTTGTCTGAGTGTGAGTGATTTCATTTCGGTGCTCCTAGTAGTTGACTTCGTAGAGACGTTGGCTCATGTGGTTGCTCATCCGGGAGCGCAAGTAGCCCTTCCGGGTCATCCTGGTCAGAACTTTCTGAACGGTCTTCGGGTCAAGCTCCGTCCAATCGAGAGCTTCACCGAGTGCCTTCCACCGGTGGGCCGGGGCAGCCATCGAGTGAGCCGCGCAAAATGCTTTGGCGAGGACTCGCTGTGTGGTCTCTTCTCCGAAGGACTTGCTTTGGATCCCGGCGAGGTCGAATGCTTCGCTCATGATCTCTTTCGTGGTTGTCTCGTATTCGGAGTCGTGGCTGAGGGTGTTGAACTTCTCGGGGTTGGTTTTGAATTTGGCTTTCATTTCGTGCTCCTCAGACCGGCTTCTGTCAATTCCCAGTAACTGGCCTTCAATGTGCCCTTGAGCCCGGAGGTCAAGAGGCGGATGCGGTTGCGGAGGATTCCGTAGTTGAGTCGGCTGACGCCTTCGTAAATGGCTTCCATCATCGCGTCCTCGGTAGAGCTGGCGTTGACTTCGGCCCACATCGTGCGCAGCGTGGTGACGTCTTCTTGGTGTTGCTCGGCTTGGGCCCGGTACTCGTGGCTGTAGCCTTGGGGATCGGCGCGGCGTTTGGCTTCTTCGCCCGCCTGCTGGATCGTGTTGAGTGCTGCTTGTTTGCGGTTCATTTCGGTGCTCCTTATTTGATGTTGAGGTTGGCCGGGGTGAAGCGCCCGCCCTTGAATTGTTCGAGAGATTTGGGGTAGCTGTGAGCGGTGAGAGCGCCGCGAGGACCGACAAAGATGTGCCAATAGTGATGGTCCAGCGCCCGGAGTAAATTGCCCTCGCCCAGCCCCATCATTTCGGTCTCGGCGGAAAGCCACCAGCTGGCGTCGTACCCGGTGGCCACCAGCTCGAACTTCGTGATGGTGTCGCCGTACTCGGGGTTGTCGTTGAGGTTCTCTTCGAGGTAGCGCCGGAAGCCGTCTATGGCTCGTTGCTGGCCGGGAGTGGGCTTGCGGTCCGGGGAGTTGTCGAGGGTGAACTGGCGCTTGGCTTCCCGGCGTCCGCAATTGTTGCAGACCCAAGTGGCGGTGTGCGTTCCGTCTTCGTTGTAGTCGTGCTCTTTTGTCCAGCGGGTGACGACTTGGCAGTATTCGCCGTTGCAGAAATGGGTGCGTTTGGGGTTGCTCATCTCGCGCTCCTCTTAGAGAGTGATGACCGTGGTGCCGTAGAATTCGCGGACCGTGAAACCGACTTCTTTGGCGGCGTCTTTGAAGCTGTGATGGTCGGAGACGTTTTTCCACCCCTTGAAACGCATCTCGGAGATGGCGTGAGAGATCGCCTGCCCGGTGAAAACTTCTTCGGCCTTCTCGGGGATCGCCCGGTAGCCGCGAGCCATGGTGCACTTTTTCCGGGAGCCGATCCAGCTGTCCTTGGCGCTGTTGTCGGTCCACACGTAGTAGGTGTCGGTGAGAAGGTCGAGAAGGTCATCTGCGAAGCGGTCTGCTGCGGCTTGGTTGTTGAAGTGTTCGCTCATTTCGGTCTCCGTTTTGGTGTTGGTGTCTTCAATGCCGACAATTATGCCCTACTTCGAGACAAAAAGAAACAACTTTGACGCGAACAAAAAAGCGCCCTCCGAAAAGGGCGCTGGGTCGGGCGGCGAGTGATCTTAGCTCTTGGTGATTTCGTAGACCGTGTTGACGCGGAGCGAGTTGTTGATTGACCAGTCGTGAACCTTGCTGTCGATGACGGCTGCGACGTGGCGAGCGGTGTGGAAGATGAACCGGCGATTGGAGTAGGGTGCCCACGCCTTCGGGCAACGGCGAGGTTGGTGAGTCGTGATGACGGTGGAGCGCCAAGACTTCGGGTAGGCCCGGAGGACTTCGATGTATTCTTGGTGAGTCCAGTTCCGCATCGTGAACCCGAGTTCCGCGCAGCATTCCTTCATGTTGGCGATCGAGGTGCCCTTGCCTTTCTGCCGTCCGAGTCTCTTGAGGATTGCGTGGACCCGATCGTAAGGAGTGTCGGTTGCGAGGGAGATGGCGACTACGGTGCAGTCGTTCCATTCGCCGTGGCGGTCGGCTGCTTCGCGGATGTCCTGGTAGGCTTTGGATTGCTGGGTTCTGATGGCTGCTGGCATTGTTCTGTCCTTTGGTGTGAGTGAGTTCAGTGAGACAATTATGCCCTACCTCTGACAAAAAAGAAACACTTTTGTCAAACATGCGCTGGCCCCGGTCTCCCGAGGCCAACGGCTTCCAGCTTTCACTGGCGGCTGTCATTCACTGCCTCCTCGCTTCTTCGCTCAGACTCCTCTTTAATAGGTTCACATCCACGCCATACTTCGCAGCCGCCATGCTGAGGGCTTCAAGGCGGAGGGTGCGGGTGTTCCAGCTGTCGCCCCAGCGCTGGAAGCGCCGGCACTTGAATTCGTAGAGCGCCTTGGCGCGTTCCAATTTCAATTCGGTGAGTGTTGGTCTGGTAGCCATCGTTCGCTCCTTCTTTATTGTGCCGTGAACCGGGCCAGCGCGTCCGGATCTTCCGGAAGCTCGGCGTAGTCGAGGCGAGGTTGAGGTGTGTCGTGGAGCTGGCGGGCCCAGTTGTCGAAGAAAGAGCTGTTGCCGTATTCGTCTTCTTCTTCGTGGACGAAATTGATGCCGTGCATCATTCCGAGTTCTGCGTGACGCTCGGCTTCCCGGTAGGCTTCCCGCTCGGCTTCGAGCTCATCCATGAACGCCTCCCAGTCACGGTCGGCTTCGAGGGCTGCGTTGTCGGCTGCTGCGATGATTGATGGTTCGATGAAGATGGTTGACATTGTCGTTTCCTTTTCGGTGTGGGTGGTTGGGACTCTTCTATTATGCTCGAATACGAATCAAAAAGAAAGGGGTATGATTGATAAATTGGAAAACCCGCTATATTGGCGTCATTTGGCCCCTACGACAATAACGTTCTGGCCCCTTACGATGGGATCTCTTTTCAAAAATATTGGAAAGCCTTTGCATTCAAAAACTTACGAGCCAAAAATATTTCTTCCATTCACGGGCTTTTTCGGTTTTAATAGGCGATAATCGGGCTTGCACGAATCAACCACACCTAAACAAGCGAGTAATCATGGAGCCAACTGTCTACATCCCGCACCTCCCCACGCGCCAGAATCCTGTCAACGGAGACTGGGTGCCAACCATCTCTTTGAACCCGGCTGCCGAGCTGGGCGAGATCAAGGTGGCAAACGATCACCCCTCGGACGCGACCCCGGATAATTTTGAAGATTCTCTCCACCGGATCGTGACCATGCTGCAACGAATCACCGCCAAAGATTTCATCATCATGACCGGAGATCCGGTCCTGTGTGCCGGCGCAATTCACGCAGCGCTGGGGAACGTCGGAGTGGCGAACGTCTTGCGGTGGAACCGGGACACCCGTGCTTACGACCTTCTCAAAATCGAGGACCACTCATGACATTTGACTTAGCTAAAACAATCGAAGAAGACACAACCGAGATCCCGGAAGCCAGCCTTGAAAGAGCCGTCCAAATGGGCGAGCTGATGGACGCGGCTGACGCGGAGGTGACCCGGCTCACCGAGGAACTCAAGACCGCCAAAACCCGCTACAACGACATCGCCCTGGAATCCCTCCCACAACTCCTCAAAGAGTTAGGGCTGGAGTCGATCAAGCTGAAGAGCGGCGTCAAAATCGAGGTGATTGGCGGGCTCAGCTGCTCAATCACGAAAGCCAAACACGAGTCCGCGATGAAGTGGCTCACAGACAACGACTTCGGTGGCATCATCAAGACCCAAGTCATTGTAGCGTTCCCCAGAGAAGAACAGGAGGACGCGGAAGAGTTCGCGGCGCGAGCCGCAGAGGAACACGATGGAGTGACATACAAGGCAGCGGTGCACCCTGCCACGCTCAAATCGTTTGTGAAGGAGCAGCTGGAGGCGGGAACGAAATTGCCTCTGGAACTCTTCTCGGTGTACGAATACGACGTAGCAAAACTCACACGACCAAGGAGTAAATGACATGGTAGCACGCAAGAAGAAAGTCAGCAAGAAGAAGGCCACGACCAAGAAGGCGCTGGCCACGCAGAAGACCCAATTGCCGGCAGGCTTCGATTTTGAAGCGGACTCTGGCGCCGGGATGGAAGGGACCGACAAGGACTCCTTTGCCATTCCGTTCCTGGCCGTCATCCAGAAGATGTCGCCACAGGTTGATGAGACAGATCCCAAGTTCATCGATGACGCGAGACCGGGAATGTTCACCAACACGGTGACCGATGACCTCTACTCCGGCAAGGATGGCGTCATCTTCCTTCCCTGCGCATACCAGCGCCGGTTCCTTCAGTGGGGACCGCGTGACGCGGGCGGAGGCTTCAAGGGCGAATGGCTGCCCGAGCAAGCCGCAGAGATGGAGCAGAACGGCGAAGTGGTCAACATGGACGGTCGGCTGTACTTCCCGGATGACAAAGGCGAGGTCAGCGAGAAGAAGTGTGACTACCTCGGGGATACCCGCAATCACTTCGGCATCCTGATCGACCCGGAGACCGAGGAAATCACCCCGGCGCTCTTGTCCCTCTCCTCCACCCAGATCAAGAAGAGCAAGCAGCTCATGACGCTGCTCAACGGGATCAAGGTGGACGGAAGCGCCGGCAAGATCACGCCACCCACCTGGGTCAACCGGGTCCACCTCACCACGATCCCCGAGAGCAACGACAAGGGTTCATGGCATGGGGTCAAAGTGGAGCTTGCCGGGTTCATTGACAGCCAAGATCTCTACGACGCCGGCAAGGAGCTACACGACATCATCTCCGCAGGCAAGGCCAGTGTCGATTACAAGGTGGCTGAAGAGCAAAAGGCTGAAGACAAGTTCTGAGTTTACGCGCAGTGCCGGTGATTCCCCACCTCATCCCCCCCTCAAGAGGTGCACCGGTGCTGCGCTCTTTCAGGAGTGCGATATGGCAGTCAAGAACATGATGACGCTGGAGCCGGTCCGCTACAAGACGGATCGAAAAGGCAACAAGATCCCGGTCTACCGGGCAGGCATCCGCGACACAAACAAGCACGCGAAGAAGACGCCCAGCGAGATCCGCCACGAGGAGAACCTGGGCAACAAAAAATACAAGCCCAAAGACGGGCTCACACCAAAGACAGTTTCAGGCCGGAAGGTGGGACGGAATGAGCCATGCCCCTGCAACTCCGGCAAGAAGTTCAAGAAGTGTCATGGGAGTCTGGTATGAAGCTGGATCCCAACACAAAAGAGGAGCTATTATGACCAGCCCGACAGAATGCCCCGATTGTGGCAACCCCAACATCGACTTCGAGCCGGGTCACCCAGACAGCTGGGATGAACCGGGCCAGCCGGATTGCTGGTATTGCGAGTGCGGCTGGGAGCAGGCCACCGATTTCTACGACCGGCTGGAGGACAAGGCCGATGACGACCGGGATGCGAGGCGAGAGCGATGAGGAAGAAATGGAAATTGCCCGGCAACGCAAAACAACGGAAAGCCATCAACCAGCTGGCATGGAGCGGAGACATACGAGGAGCGGTTGAGCTGCTCAAAGAGATCGACCCGGACGCCAGCAAGATCTACTTCCGGCCCGCCACCGGGGACAACGTCAGGCCACGTCGTGTTTGACAAGTTCCTCAAGGCGATGCTGGTCCACGTCCCGGAGGATGCTCGCGTGATGTCTTGCCAATTCCGAGGCGATCCGAACGATGACACCATTTACAGCAAGTGGCGGGCGCGGATCTTGAACCGGCCCAATATGGTGGATGAGTGTGCCAACGTCTACCTCTGTGTCAGCGCGATGCGCCAGAACAGCCGGGGCGAATGGCGACGGCGCAAAGAGAATTTTGCGGGCGGCTTGCTCCTGATGATTGACGATGTCGGGGATGGACCCGGCAGCAAGTTCCCGCTCTCCACAATCGACGCGCTGGCGCCCACCTGTCTCATCGAGACCAGCCCCAACAATTTCCAGGCCACCTACTTCTTTGACCGGCTCATCGAGGATCTTGAGGACTTCGATGCCCTCATCCGAGCGTTCATTGAAAAGAAGTTCCTAGGCACCGACACCGGCCAAGCCGGAGTCAACCGGGTGTTCCGTCCTCCGGTCGGAGTGAACGGAAAGCCGAAGTATGGCGGCTGGCGAGTTCGCGGCCACAAATGGAAGCCCGACAACCGCTACTCACCCGAGTCCTTAATTAAGGCGTTCGAACTCAAGCCCCAGCGCCGGAACCCCGTGCCCCGAGACCTGGGCACGATGCAGGGGCTCAAGGCGGACCGTATACGGGCGTTTATCGAGGTCCAGGCCGCTCTCCGTGCCGCCCACATGATCAAGCGCGAGGAGCCGGATTATAGCGGCTGGATGCAGGTTGTTTGTCCTTGGACGGAGGAGCACAGCGGAGAAGCCGACACCGGGGCAGCGGTCCGCATCCCGGCGGAAGAGAATGAGTGGTGTGGAGCTTTCCGTTGCCACCACGGACATTGCGAGGAGCGAGGGTGGCGAGATCTCACAGACTGGATCGCGAGTCAATGTGCCACGCTCCTCGAAGAAGTGAACCGGCACGCGCCGGACAAATGGGAGTTCAACGATGATTAGCCAACGGCGACAAGGAGCGGCAAAATGAACCCGCATGACCTGCGATTACAATACCGGTTCACGGACCGGGGCAATAGCGCCGTCTACGACATTCTGCAAGAGAAGTTGAGCAGCGGTCAAATGCACGGCAGCGAGCCGGAATGGCTCAAGGTGGGAGAAGTCCGGGTGAGTCCGGAAGGGATCTTCCACAGCTGGAGGTGGACCAACCGGCCTGACCCCGTGGACACGCCCCGGAACGGATGCCCCGGACACGGCACAGGATGATCTACCAAATTGAAACCGAGGACGGCGTGTTGAGGGTGATCCGTCACCGAGCGATTTGCGACAACGCGGAGTTCCAGTTAGACAAACCACACATCATTCGGCCTGGTGAAAAATTCGAGCTGAAAGATGGGGCATGGTTTACCTTCGAGGGCGAGCACCGCGTCACTCTTGAAGGCCGATGGAAGGTGTTGAACGGAAATGGATGACAAACAACTAGAACAAATGGCGAAAGAAGCCGAGGAAAGCGAGGAGTTTGCGAGGCGATTGCGACGGATCGAGGACTACCGATATGACGAAGTCCAAGAGAAGTATTGGGACATCACGACCGGCACGCTGCTGGGCGCCAAGAGCGTGGACGGAGCCATACCCAAGGCGCTCTGGCCAACCACCGAGAATGCCAAGGGCAAGTTGATTCCCCTCCGGCCTTCGATCGCCATCAACGACATCCTGACCGGGCTCACGGTCGAGACCTCGACATGGTGGCCGGGTGAAGGAATGTTCTTGAGGAACAGGATGGTGACCGGGCGCGGCGCGATGACGAAAAAGGGCGCTCAAACATACAACACTTACGTCGGGCCAGATTACGATGCCGATGAACTCCTGGCCAGAACGGATCTCCCCAGCCCGGACCCATGGATCAAGCATGTCAAGAAGCTGTGGCCGGACCCGATTGAATACACCTCATTCTTCGACTTCGCCGCCCACATGATCCAGCGACCCGATCAAAAAGTCAATCACGGTCTGGTTCTCGCCGGGGCTCAAGGCGTGGGAAAAGACACCGCCATGCACCCGCTCCGGCAAGGCGTTGGCGAGTGGAATTGCCAAGAGGTGGATCCCGATGCGATCTCCGGGACATACAGCCCGTATCTCAAATCCGTTCTCCTCGTAATCAACGAGGTCAGACCGCACGATGAGGACCACAAATCCAGCAACTTCTACAACCAGCTCAAACCCCTTCTCGCGGCTCCTCCGGATATGCTGTCGATGGATCTGAAGTATCACAATATGATCTACATCCGCAATCTCTGCCATGTGATTCTCACGACCAACGAGCCGCTCACGATGTTTGTTCCGAGGGAAGACCGGAGGCTTTCTATACTCACCTCTACTCTTCCCGATCCGAAGACCAACGCCGTCTTCTCCAAGAATTATTTCACGAAGCTCTGGAGCTTCCTGCATGGTCAGGGAACGCCTGCCGTGATCCGGTGGCTCCTCGAAAGAGACCTGAGCAAATTTGACCCGAATATCCCTCCCGCCATGACCGAGGGCAAGCGTGCAATCATTAATTCGGCTCACCAGATCCGGCGCACGGCTGTGGATGACCTCGTGGAAGCGTATCTTGAGTGGTTCGCGGAGGCGCGAAGTGAAAATGATTCTGATTCGAATGATAAGCCAGCCGTCATCTTCACCAAGGATCTTTTTGATTTTTTATCCATCAGCGAATTCTTTGATGACGCGGCGCTCATGCGCAAGATGTTGTCGGCCAAGAACTTCCATTTCAAAATGGATGAGCACGGATACGACATGGTGAAGAATCCCTTTGCCGCCCAGTGGAAGCATCGGAGCTTCAGGAGCCGCATGGCTTTCGTTGATAAGGCCCAGCCCCAAGCCGGTCGTTATGACCTCATCCACGGAGAACTCCAGCGCAGGCCGCTGGAATTTGGCACCGAGTAGGCCGGGACTCGCTGGACTCGCTGGACTCGGGTTTTCTATCCTCCTCCTTTCGTTTTCCCCGGACTCGGTAAACTGATTTATTCCCCTACCTGTCAAATTTTGAGAGGGAAGGGAAGAAGTGATTCATAAAACCTGCAGGACCAAGAATGGTAGACCCGAGTCCACCGAGTCCGCGAGTCTGGCGGCTGGCAAATACGGGCTATTTTCGTCGATTTCAGCGATAATTCCGGGCGATCCCGGAGACGTATTAATGGCATTCGAAGAAGGCAACCAATTTTGGAAGGCACGCAGCTCTCACGGGCGCAAGCCGATCTTCAAAACCCCTCATCAATTGTGGAAGGCATGCTCTGAATATTTTCAGTGGGTGGAGGACAACCCGTTGAAAGAACAGAAGCTGTTTCACTTCCAAGGCGAAGTCACCAAAACCGATTTGACGAAGATGCGCGCCATGACTCTGGGCGGCTTGTGCATCTTCCTCGACATCAACAAGTGTACGTGGTTCGATTACGTCAAGAAGGATGGTTTTTCCAACGTCACTACGCTAGTCGATGAGATCATCCGGACGCAGAAGTTCACCGGGGCTGCAGCGGATCTCCTCAACGCTAATATCATCGCTCGGGATCTCGGGCTGGCCGACAAGCGTGAGCACACCGGTCCTGGTGGCGGTCCGGTGGTCCAGATCACCTCGAAGATGACCCCGCAGGAAGCAGCCGAGGCATACGCCGATACCCTCAAGGAGTCCGGATGAATCTCGCGGCACCAACGACCACCGATGACTGGCCGGTCAACAGCGTCCCGGTGTTCGCTTGGCGCCAACAACAGGTGACCCGGTTGCGTGACTCCGAGAGCATGCGGCTGGGCGCCAAAGCCTTTTATGCCTCCCACCCGGTAGAGTTCATCAATCACTGGTGTGACACCTACGATCCTCGGAAGGCGGGTGGCGATGCCCCGGCGAAAGGTCCGTTGGTCTTGTTCCAGAGGCAGGATGAGTTGGTGGAGTTCCTTCACGCTTGTCTTCAGGGCGAGGAGGCGGGCTTGATTGAGAAGAGCCGGGACATGGGCGCCACCTGGGTCTGTTGCGCCTTCTCCGTTTGGCTCTGGCTGTTCTGGCCCGGTTCTGCTGTGGGCTGGGGATCTCGGAAAGAGGCGCTTGTGGACCGCATCGGAGATCCGGACAGCATCTTTGAGAAGATCCGTATGTTGATCACCGGGCTTCCGCCGATGTTCCTGCCAGTGGGCTTCTCCGAATCAGAGAACATGTCATTTATGAGGATCGTGAACCCGGAGACCGGGGCAACGATCACAGGCGAGGGTGGAGACAACATCGGGCGAGGCGGGCGCAAGCTGATCTACTTCAAAGATGAGTCTGCCCACTACGAGCGCCCAGAGAAGATCGAGGCAGCGCTGGCCGACAACACCCGCGTCCAGATGGACCTGTCCTCAGTGAACGGGATCGGCAACGTGTTCCATCGACGCCGGGAAGTTGGAGCCGATTGGAATGGGAAGATTGTGCCCGGTCGCACACAGGTCTTCGTCATGGATTGGCGCGATCACCCGGCGAAGAATGACGACTGGTACAACACCCGGAGAACGAAGGCCGAAGATGAAGGCCTGCTCCACATCTTTGCTCAGGAGGTTGACCGGAGTTATGCCGCTTCCGTCGAAGGGTTGCTGATCCAGCCGGAATGGGTCCAGGCCGCCATCGACGCCCACAAGAAGTTGGGGCTGTCCGAGACCGGGCCGTGGTCCTCGGCTCTGGATGTGGCGGACGGCGGAGGAGACACCAACGCCCAAGCCAGCCGGCAGGGAGTCATTCTGCGGGCGTTGGATGAGTGGGGTGCGAGGGACACGGCAGTGACGGCGCGGCGAGCGATCTCAAACGTCATGAAGATGACCCCGCTGGCGCTCCAGTATGACTGCATCGGCGTTGGCGCCGGGGTCAAAGGCGAGGTGAACAACCTCAAGGACTCCAACAGCGTGCCCGGTGGACTTCGGTTTGTGCCGTGGAACGCTGGCGCCCAAGTTCTGAACCCGGAGAAGCCAGTCATCAAGGGCGACAAACAAAGCCCTCTCAACAAGGACTTCTACACCAATCTGAAGGCCCAAGGTTGGTGGGAGTTGCGCAACCGCTTCTACCGGACATTCCGGGCGATCGAAGAAGGCGCAGAATACGATCCCGACACACTGATCAGTGTGGACTCGGATGTCAAGAATTTGCACAAGCTCACGAAGGAGCTGTGCCAGGTGACCGCGTCAAAAGGCGCTCGCCTCAAGCTCGTGATCGACAAGACACCGGAGGGCACCCGCTCTCCAAATTTGGCAGATGCTGTGATGATGACCTATTGGCCGGTCGCAAGCAGCTACAACTTGGAACGCTTCCTGCGGGGATGAAAATTGGACGGAATAGCGAATAACAAATGGCACCTGGACAAGCGCGTCTCAGTAGGCCATATTATCACGACGGTCACAATGATGAGCGCCGTTGCTCTTTGGCTCCTCCGGCTCGAAGGCCGGGTTGATCTTGTTGACCTCCGGGATGAGCAGATGAGCAATAGGATCGAACAAATTGACGTCGATCGGGTGAGGCGGGACAACGACATCATCCGTAGGTTGGAACGGATCCAAGACACACTGGCGGAGCACGAGCGACAGCACACCAACGGAGGTGGCCCATGAAGTGGGCGGAGGTGACGGATATGCAGAAAGCAGTCGGAGCATTTTGCGTTTCAATCGTGGCGGCGCTCGGGTGGATGACCACGACGTTTGAGACCACCGCTGCGGCGGAGGTCAAGTGGCAGAATCACAGCCAACAGCTGGTCTGTCGGACGGTGGCGCAGGCCCGCATCAAGATCGCCAAATTGAAGTCATACATCGAACACGCGAAGCCGCCCGAGAGCGAGAAGGCGCAGGCGGAGGATGAGATCAAGGCGCTTCAGGATGAGATTGACATTCTGGATCCCCAGCGCGTTTGCGGGAGCGTAGAAGGATGAGCTTGGGCAAAGCCAGACGCGCATTCTCAAGTCGGATGGGATTGCTGTATCACTACATGGATCATCTCGGGCTGGAGTGGGCGAAGGACCACGGCACAACCTGCGACGGTTGCCCCAAGCACATGGACGGATCGAATCACGGCAGAGGGTTGGCGGAAGACATCCTCATTTATGGGCCCAACGGCGAATACCCGCACCCCGAATGGCAAGAGGTCTACAGCAAACTCCATGACTACTGGGACGCGGTGGGCGGAGCGGAGCGGATCGCCAATGACCTGAATCACTTTTCTGACTACTGGGGGAGCACCCGATGAGGTCAATCAAATACAGCTTCGGCGGCAAGTACAAATGGCATCTGGATGAGGCGATCGCCCGGCAGGTGGACATCCCCGGCGAGGTTGAGCACGAATTTTATTCACTGGATCACGGCATCCTGATGGCCAAGAACGGTTATGAATGGGACGGCGCAAGTGGACCAGCGATCGACACCGCCAATTTTATGCGTGGAAGCTGTCTTCATGACTTGCTCTACCAGCTGATGCGCGAAGGGGTGATTGACCGGAAATACCGGAAACGGTGTGACCAAATCATGCGCGAGATCTGCCTTGAAGACGGGATGAGCAAGATCCGGGCTTGGTGGGTTTATTCTGGCGTCCGCATCGGTGCCGGCGTTTCAGCCAAGAGGAGAAAATGACATGAGCAACCGATTCAGAAACAACGTTATTGCGGTCCTGGTGACCATCTTCATTTTGTGGGCCATGGTCCTGCTCGGAGGGTGCTCAACCACCAAGGTCAACCGGACCGAGAGCGGCGGGCTGGATGTCTCGCACACGACGTGGTTCATCAAGACAGAGGCACCATCACTGACCGTGTCGAGAGATGACAAGAACGCTTATGATGCGTCCTTCAATGCGGACAGCAGAGGAGGCGATATTGAGGCCATGGCCAAGGGCTTGCAGATGCTGCAGATCCTCGGCACATTGGCCACCCCGGTGCCTACGCCCTCGGCGGACGGAGACGGGTAGCAAACCTTGAAATGAAATGATTCACTTTTTCACATTACTCAGGAGAAACAAGCATGGCCACTTTTAACAAAATCAACGACTTCGTTGAGCATGTCAATGAAGGCACGCACAACATGTCGGCGGATCAGCTCGAACTCGCGCTGTCCAACACCGCTCCGGGATCGGAAGCCTCAGACCCGAGCGCGGACGGCAACGGCATCCTCGGCAACGTGACGCAGATCGCGTACACAAACTTGAGCGCCCGCACCCTGACGCTCGATGCCTCCGGCCAGACTGCCGGCCTTTATACGCTGAGCCTGGACGACATCACGCTGAGTGCTTCGGGCGGCGCGGTTGCGGCCTTCCAGTACATCTACATCTTCAATCAAGCCGCGACCGCTCCGGTGGATGCCTTGATCGGATATTACGATTACGGATCTGCGCTGACGCTGCAGGACGGCGAGTCACTGACCATCGACTTCGGCGCGGATGGCCCGACCACCGGCGCGTTGTACACGATGACGTGATCAACCCTTCACTTTGACAGGAGAACATTATGGCACAAGGTGACGTATTCGTATTTGACCAGTTCCTCGTTGACGTCTGTGAAGGCGTCCACGATCTGGAGAATGACGACATTCGGTGCGCCATTACGGATGGCACGACCACGCCAACTCAGACAACGCCAGATCCTCGATGGGGCGCAGCTGGCACGACGGACTTTTCAGCTGAAGAGTCCTCGCCCCAGACGGGCAATTACACGGCGGGAGGCAACGTCTGTTCCAATCCCACTGTGACTCTTGTCGGCGGGCTGGCTGAGATCGACTTCGATGACCCGGCAACGTGGGCTCAGAATGCTTCGAACCCCACGAATGCCAGATGGGGAATTGTCTACAACTTCACCGCTGGCGGCAAGAATTGTATCGGTGCGGTCGATCTCGGCTCCACGTTCAACATGACGACTGGTGATTTGCAGATCTCGTGGGGTGCTCCGTTCGCGTCGTTGAATCAGGCGTAAGGCGAAGATCCCTGATGCCTTGTTCCGGCAACTCAAAAGACCATTGCTGCTGGGTGGCTGGCAAGCCGTGTCTTTATGTCGAAGAAAACACAGTGCCCGACAGACGTTGGGCCTGTGGTCTTCGGCGGAGGCTGGGTGACTGGGATTTGGTTTTGAAGTCATCCGAATACCAGAGGGACGTGGCACCGGTCTTCGAGCCGTTGGGGATGAACTGTAAGGACTGGCCCACCGAGGACCAGCACTGTGGCGAATGCGGAGCGGGGTTTAGCTGATGGCTATTGAATATCTTGTTCCCAGTTCCAACGCCTCCCCCTCAACCATACTGGCGACCAATAATTACACCCTGATCAATGAGGGTGTTGGCTCCGCGAACGGGTCACTCAACGACACCAACCTCAACGACATGAACGGTGGTGGCGAGAGCGCGGTGTGGGCGCTCACGAATCTGGCGGCGTCTCCCACCGCAATCAACTCAGCCACTTTCCGGGTCCGCGCAAGGTTCATCAACCCCGGTGACCAGAGCGATTCTGCGACATACCAGTTCAGGCTCAGTGTCGGTGGCAGCACGTACGACATAACTTGGGACCAAACGGAAGCCGGGGACGGCTTCGTAGACAAGACCATCGCCGTAGGCACGTTCACCGAAGCGCAATACAACGCCGCCACGGTGACCCTGACCCAATCCGCCTACAACAGGAACATGGGCCCGGATAATTTGTATCTGGATGTTGACTGCTTCGAGCTTGAGGTTGATTACATCTTGAACCGGGTTGTCACCCAGAATGCCACGGCGGTAATGACGTGGACCACCAGTTCACCCGGCTTGGTCAGGTTTGGCAGGTTCCCGGCCACCGATCCGATCCCGATGGAGATCAGCGTCAATCCTGCGGCGGTCTTTGTCAATGCGACGGTGGTGTGTGATACGATCGGGATGGAGCTGGCGACCAACGTTGCCGGGATCTCGCCCCGAATTGTTCAGGGCCAAACCAGACCGCTACACTGGATCTCCCGCGATGCCCGGATGACCCATTTGGCGTTGATGGATACGGACCGGGACGGCACCGAGATCTACATTTGGGGGCAGTCGTATAATTCTTTCGGTGGATGGTCGAACCGCGACAACGCCATCGACGGAAGTTTGTCAACGTATACAAGCTGCACCCAAGAGGGAACGTTTGACGATGCCGGTATGCAGATCCGGCGCAACTCGTTGGCGTATAACTGGAATACGGAGGTCCAGCCCAAGGCCTATAATTCAAAGACTGTCTCCTCCATCCTCTACGCCGAAGGCCGGATGTATGGGTCATTGGAGAACGGAACCGGTGCCGCTGTCGCGGTCATCGGTGGCGCCGGGTCAAGCGGAGGGTTCCGCCGATCCGGGCGCGAGGTCAGAAGGACCACATCAGGCGCGGCTTGGACATCATGGATTGAAGTCCCCGGACCCGGTGGCGGTCATACGAAGAATTGGGCGGACAAAGGGTTCAACGATGGAGACATGTTCTACAACGTCTCCATGGACGCATTCTTTTATACATCTGAGCTTTCGAACCCCGGCACAACGGAAGCTCGCATATACAAGATTGAGCAGCGCTTCTGGACCATAGCGGGACTCGATTTCACCAAGCGCTACCGGTTTGACGGTCATGTGGCGGTCACCGATACCAATGGCGTGTGGACAGATGAATTCCTGATT